GGCGAGAGTGATAATAGTCCTCGGGTTCGTCAATAGTAGGAGCAGGGCTGTCATTGAACACCTTCCAAGTAGCGACTAGCGCCTCTCCCGTTGGTGTCCCCGAAAGGAGGAGCAACCCAGCCAAGAAGAGGATCCCAGCTACTATGAACCAAATGCTTTTCATTGCAGCGCATCTAAAGCACGCCAGTAGTACTCAAGGCGCTGATCAAATCCGTTCAGTCCTCCGTTGACTAACCTAGTAACCCGCTCAAGATCCCCTGCATCTGCGGGGACATTGATACCTTTCCAGTCCCAGTACCATCCTGCGGATCTGGTTGCGTGCATCGGGTCTTCCAGAAGATCAGGGGAATTGATAAGGTCGAGACCGAGAGCTTCGCCACATGCTTCGTAGTTCGCCCTTCCTGTAATCTGAATGAGCCCCCTGCCCATAAAACGGTGGCCGTCTCCGGGGAAAATGTTCCCAAGATCTCTTCGGCCTTCGTATCGCTTCTGAGCAGCCGTGGGACCCCAGATCTCTCGCACATATCTAAGCTCTCCTGACTCATGAGCAATCTGCGAAAGGAACGCAGCCTGTCTCAGAGGCGTGTCGATCTCAAACTCTTCAAATGTTTGAAGGATCGGTTGGAGGAACAACTGCAGCCTCGATGTGGCACAGCGAGTCATGACTTGTTGCAGCGAGCTTATTTCCAGCATCTATCTTCTCCACGATCATCTTGAGGAGAGCGTCGCGGCTGGAGATGACCTCTTTCATCTCGGATCTGACAGCACGCAGTTCTTCCCGTGTTTCATGCAATTCCGCCTTCATGACTTCCAAAGTGGTGGACAGAGCAGTAACTTGCCCTTGGAGCTTGCCAATTTCTACCATTGCCTCGTTCCGATCTTTCTCGGCCATGGTCGCCCTTTCCCTATCCCGCAGCGCCTGTTCTTGCAACACTGTGATAATCCCGGCCTCGGCTCTGTCACGCGATATGCCCACATGATCGCGAGAAACTGTGTTTCGAAAGTACCGCCAAACTGAGAAAGCTCCAACGGCCCCCCCGCCCATCAGCCCTATGATGGCTGCGGCGAGGTCCTGCGTTTCTCCGACCATTAGATACCCCCATAGGCCACGGTACGATATTTGTGTTCAGTTCGGTCTTTCTCCAGTTTGGCTTGAGCACAATAGGCCAAAAAGTCGGCGCGAAACTGTTCGGATTTCGCCTTGTCAAAGGTTTCGGCATCTTGCTTCGCGTACGCAAGATGCTGCATCCAGAAGAGAAGGTAGTAGTGGTGCTGCGGATCAATTTCAAACGGCACAGGCGAAGGCGTAGTAGCCGGGATTGTGATCGGCAGGCGGTAGACAATGAGATCAATGGTGTCGTCGTCCGCAGCGACGGGGACGAGACGAAGACTGTGGGGCTCCATGCCAACCACGAAGGCTGACAGGGGGCCGGTTGTGTCGTCCAGCCGCAGTTCGCGCTGGAAGTTGTAGTCCGTCATCAGCGACGGCTGATTCATGTCCTCGAAGTTAAGAATCTTCAGAGGCTTGGCATCAGACCGACGCTGGGCATGGCGGATTTTGAGGATTTCGGGAGCGACGTCTACCCACTTATCCCCGGCAGTGACAGCAAGCTCGCATATTGCTGCGGTCTTGGAGTCAGAGATGCCGATAACCTCGCGGCAGAACATCTGCTGCGCGAGGTCCATGAATGTGTAGACTTCCGTGTCGCTCCACAAGTAAGGAGTGGCCGTGTCGAACGTCGTACTTCTGAAGAGAGCCAACAATTCGGCAGCGGTCATATCTCATCTCCTTACGCGGCGTCGTCCAGCTTGGCTTGCTCGTTGGCAGCGGCTTGCGCTTCCAAGTAGTCAGTCCACGCTTTGGCGATTTCGCGGGGGTCGGGTTCCCAGCCAAGAACGCGAGTCACAGCCTTGATGTGGGGGCTCCCTGCGGACGTAAAGTCCTTACGGCCACCAGCGGCTACGATCTTCACTACGGCTTCGTAGATGTTCTCAGCACGGGTGATCATGTCTTTCGGCACTAGATCCACGGGATCCGGGTCCAACACATCGACTTCACTGCCGTCGGCAGGGGTGGCACCAATCGCCACAGCATCGCGGACCATCATCGGGGGGACGTGCACGGGCTTACCCTTCACGAACTGGATAGAACGCCCAGACGTGGTGGTCAGCATGTAGTTACGGTTGAGGATGAACTCAGGCATGGTTTGCTCCCATTATTTGCCAAGAGGGGGTGAGGGGGGCCGAAGCCCCCCTCAATCACACCGGTCCTTAGACCGGGGTAACTTCTTCCGCTTTACCTTCGATGATGTACTCGACGGTAAGGTGGCCTTTACCCGTGGTGCAAACGTCGTCGGAGGTGAACCCCAGACGGACATTCAGACCACCGGTATTCCGATAACCCGTCGGCACAAGGGCAGTGATGCCCGTGGCTTTGAGGTCGGCAGAAGCCAGATAGCGGTCGGCGGTACCCGAGTCACCAACGGTGACGTCGTATCCAGCCGTGTCGAACGCGGTCTCGATGACCACCGACCCACCGGTAATGACAGCACCGATAGGAAGGTTGATCACGTCGAACGAGCCAGCGGCTCCACCGAGATTCGCGGCACCAAAGTCCACCTCGTTACCAGCGGTGTTGACCATGGTGTCATCGAAATTCCAGTCGAAGCGCGCCACCAGCGGACGCTGGGCAGTGCGGGTTGCTTTGAGAACAGCCATTTCAGTCTCCTTTACTGAGCGCAGTACACCGAGATCGCGCCAAAGTCTTGGACGCTACCGGCGTAGATGCTGTTGAACTTCGGCTTCAGGAAGCCAAGGATCTTGGAGACCGAGACGCCCTGCTGGTTCTCGTAGTCGAAGCCTTTCTCGACCCACTCCGGGTTCCCAATGTCGGCCATGGCCAGCGACTGAGCACCACAGAACAGGACTTGACAGCCTTCGACCAGACCGCCAGCACCGTACTTCGAGCCAGAAGCCGCACCCGACGTGTTCGGAACGTGCCGGAACTCGTGCAGATACAGGCCGTCGACCTTGACGGTACCACCGGTGAACAGCGGGTTGCCATCACCACGGGGCTGCGCGTGACGCAGAGCCAGAAGATAGTCGTTGTCCATCTTCAGCTTCGCAAACGCTTGCGGGGTCAGGAAGACGTGGAAAGTTTCCTCGCCGCCGTTCTCCTTGATGCCACGGATGTACTCGTCCTTGGCGTACGCCTTGAGGTTGATGAGCATCTTCCACGAAGGAGTATCCGCCGCAACGACAGCACTCGACGCACCGTTGACCACCAGCGAAGAGGCCGTCGCATCCCAACGCAGCTTCCGACGCGAGGTCGGAGCCGACACGTCGGCAGCGAACTCAAGGAAGGGAAGGTCGGAACCAACGCGGGCCGCACCACTGGGCTTGTAGGCATACGAGATACCCGCAAGCGTGAGGAACGCCATCTGGTCCATGCGGTCAGCCAGCCAGTAGGCCAGCACATCGCGGCTGTTGTTTCGGAACTCAACGACCGACTTCTGGTCAGCCATGCGACCTTCGTGCCGGTTGGCGTGACGCATTTGGTCGATGCGGATGACCTGTTCGAAGGTCTGCATCGCCTCTTCGTTGCCTTCCAGCGTGCGGTCACCGGCAACACCGTCGCCAGTCAGATCCGCCAGCAGCGTGATGACAGCGCGAGCACCTTTCTCGGACTTTTTGAGTTCGGTGACATGCTGAATCATGCTGTTGGTGTCTTTGCCGAGGAACTTGTTGGTGAAGGCCATGTTACGGGCCTGTTTCCACAGATCCATCGACCAGACGGTTTTCTGCTCATTAGTCAGAGCAGCAAAATTGGTAAGTGCCATTATAGGCCCTCCCTATCTGGGTTGAAAAATTCAAGCTACGGTTGTCTGCTGTTATCGCCGCAAACACGCGGAACTCGACGTTTTTCAGAGGGTCGGCACTCCGTGATCACTGCCGCAGATCACCGCGAATACTGCAAGCCTATCAAGAAAAAACGGAGTGTGCAAGCACACTCCGAAGTTCCCATCCCAAGGTAATTAAGTTTCCCTGTCGAAAAGAGGGTGGTCCTTCATTGCAAACCTCTTGACCTCCCCGCCCTTTGCCGTTACGGCATCCGGATCAATCTCTCCACATGGTTTACGTGGAGCCATTATATCCGGAGGAGCGGTCACTTTGTGCATCACCGGGATACGCACCAGATTGATGCGCTCCCTAAGAGTGTTCTGCTCTTCGGGGGTGAGCGAGGTGTAGCTGCGTTCGAAGAACCCCATGGTGTAGAAGTAGAACTGTTCCGGATCCATTACCTACCTCCCATTGGGCCGAAGAACGAGTTCTGGGGCACTTGAACGGTCTGCGTCGGGGGCTTACCCTCGATGATCGACCAGTCGTCAGCAACGATGTCCGCCAGCCTAGGGGTCCAAGTCACTACCCGCCTACCGCCTTCGGAGATCATGTTGATGACGGTAGGAGTGGGCTGATCCAGCCAAGCCTCAGTCCACTCTGCCCTTCGAACCCGCGATCCTTGCTTCAGAACCTTGAGGCAATCTGCGAAGTTCATCAGAAGTCGTCCCCACGAAGTTTGGCAAGGGTCTCCTCGTCCAGCTTGGCGAATTGTTCTTGGCTCATCCGTGTAATATCCGGGCCTTTATCGGACTTCCCAGCCCGATCAGAATCAATCCCAACTTTCGCCATAGACTGAGGTTGTTTAGAATTGGCGGCTGCAGACTTCTCACGCGCTGCACGGTCGCGAGCCAGACGAGTGTCTTCACGTTCGTTTGTGGGTTTAGCCGCACCGACAACGTACCGTACCGCTCGTTCCAGAGCCGCCTGACGTCGGTATCCTCTTGCCAGATATGCTTCCATGAGTTCAGCCACTTCGTCGGTAAGAGCCGGATCAAAGGATTCATGGTCGGGATTCAGTTCGGGGTGCGAGGCTTCGGCGGCGGCGAGCGCGGACTCATACTTGAGTTGATCCAGTGTCTGGTCGCGGAAGGCTTGAGAGGTGGTCTGCGCCTTGAAGTCCACCAGCGCTTCTTCTCGATCCCTGATCTGAGCCCGTAGGGCCTTGGCCTCAGCCTTCTTGCCGTCGAGCAGGAGATCCTCGTACTTGTCTTGAAGTTCGTCAATTTCCGTACGTAGGGCCGTCAGATCAGCGCTCTGCTGCTGAGTCATTTTGCCCTGTTCGAGTTCCCTTATGCGGTGCTGAAGGGCTTCCTCTCGGGCCTTAGCCTTCTCTTGCGCCTTGTCGAAGCGAGCGCGGGGGATGTACTTCGCCCGTTCCTTCTGGGGTTCTTCCTCGCCCTCTTTGGGCTCTTCCTCACCCTCTTTGGGCTCTTCGGCCTCTTCTCCCGTTTTGGGAGATTCTGCCTTAGCCTCTTCGCCCTCAGGCTGGGCGTCCTTTACCGGGGGCTCCACGGTTTGCGTGGTTTCGTTTGTTTCGATTGTGTCTTCGTCGGTAGGAACGAAATCGTCCCCGCGATCAAGGGTAGTCTCGGGCATGTGGTTGCTCCTTAATCAAAGAGAGACGACAGAACAGCGATGATCCCGTCGTCGTCCCGCCAGTCTTTGGCGTGGACCAAAACCTCAGCCGTCACGAAGGTTCCGTGCGCTGCTGAGGGGTTAACTGCTGCTGCGTGACGCTCCAAAGCCGCCACAAACGGCGGTGCAGCCGAGAGGATACCATAGGCAGAACCGAATGCAACCGTACCTCGCGCTTTGCCGAGGGGCGGAATAATCGGCCTCTGAGGCGTACGTACATTGTCCGTACGTCCATCGCC